TCTTCCAATTCCTTCTTTATAGACTCGTTTTCTTTCTTATATATACTCAATTCACTTCTTATAGCTTCTCTATCTTTCCTACATTCTTCCAATTCTAACTTAACTTCCACTCTTAATTTAGCACTGGAATCATTTATCATTTTAATCACATCCACTTTGGTTTTCTTTGCAGAAATACCATATGTTACGATTGATGCGATTACAGCAGGTACAATTCCAATTAAAGATAATACAATATTTTGGTCCATAAATTATATAGAATAAATATATAACTTATGGACATTATTCAAAATAATTTATTATAATTTAAAATCGTCAAAAGCGTTTTCACTGATGGTATTATCTATACCCTTTACATAACTACTCAATTCAGTTTCTTGAGGAGCAACTTGTAGTTTTTTACTGTCATAGTAACTATCCAACCATCCAGATAAAGAATTTGATTTTACATGCGGATACAGTTTCTTATATCCAATGCTTGTTAATCTATTGTTAGCCAACCATTCAACATAATTTTTTAGACTTTCAGCAGTTAATCCAATCAAACTACCCTTGCTGAATAGATAATCTGCCCACTCTTTTTCAGCATTAACTGCCATTTCATAAGCCGCATATACCTTATCTTCATTCTTTTTAACGATATCTTGGAATCCTTCATCTGGATTATTAATCCAGTTCTTCATAATATTCTGTGTAATAGCCACATGTAAATTTTCATCACGGCTAATAAACTTAATAATCTTACTATTACCCTCCATCTTTCCACGATATCCAAAGTAAAAACTACAAGCAAATGATACATAAAATATCAATCCTTCTGTAATCTGAGTAGCCAATACAGCATCAAACAATTGTTGTTTAACATCATCTGACGGCGTTAATAGTTCATCATACTTCTTACTGATTGCAGTAGCTCTTTTAACAATTTCTTCATCATCCAAAATACTATCAAAAAACTTGGTTGCATCTGGATAAACATTATTTAAAATGTATGTATAACTATTACTATGAATGGTTTCAAAGAAACTCCACGCATTCATACAAATTTCCAACTCACTATTTGTACAACGTTTTGTTAATTCATGAATACTACGACTCAACATACTATCAGTCATAGTTTGAAACTTAAGATTACTATCAAAAACAAATCGTTCTTCTGGTGAAAGATTCTTATAATCACTAATATCTTTAACAAGAGAAACTTCTTGTGGTCGCCAAAAGAAATTCAATTGTTGATCGTACAAATCATAGAATTTAGGATACTTGATTAAATCATATCGTTGTAATGATAAATCTTCTCCCAAGAACATTGGGTTTCTCAACTGATCTATATTTTTCTTATTTAATACTGTTTTCATTTTGTTCTCCTATTATAAAGCACAAGCTCCGCTTTCACAACCGGATTCTTGTACTATTGGTTGTTTTATTTCGGTTTCATTCATAACAGTTTGTTTATCACCATCATCAGTATTAGCATAATACAAATTCTTAAGCCCATACTTGTAAGCCAATAACATATCCTTAATCACTTCTTGAACAGGAACTTTATTCTTTTCATAACGAGATGGTACATAATAAGTATTTGTACTAATACTCATATCTGTAAATTTTTGAATAGCAGCAGCAACCTTCAAATAACCTTCATTACTTGGCATATCAAAAGCAAATGTATAATTATCCTTATACTTATCAATATTAGGAATTACCACTGGCAAAATATTGCTCTTGCTTCCCTTGAAACTAATAGCACTACGGGGTGGTTCAATACCATTGGTACTGCTTTGAATTACTGAACTAGATTCTACTGGCATACAAGCAGTAAGTGTACTGTGTCTCATACCATACTTCTTGATTTCTGCACGAAGCGCTTCCCAATCCATATGTAACGGTTCAGTAACAAATTCATCAATATCTCGTTTATAAGTATCAATTGGTAATACTCCTTGACTAAACTTAGTACGATCAAACTTTTCACACTTACCAACTTCTTTTGCCATTTCAACACTAGCCTTGATTAAATAATAACTTGTCTTTTCCATCCACTTGGCAACAAAGTTAGGAGCATCCTTGTCCCAATACTTCAATCCTTCTTTAGCCAATAGAGCAGCCAAGTTACTTACACCTACACCAAGACTACGACGTTTCTTAGCAAAGTTTTCTGCTGCTGGTACGAAATAATCTTGATGTTCAATCAAAGCATCCAACATTCTAACAATGATGTCACAAACACTTTCCATTTCTTCATCGTCTTTGATTTCCAACCAATTCAATGCAGCCAAGATACAAACGCCAATTTCAGCATCCTTATCATTAACATCATTAATTGGAATCAATGGATGATTAACTTCAAGACATAGATTACTAGTATCTACTTGATCCAACCAACTACCATGTTCATTTGCATGATCCACAAACATTGTATAAATACGACCTGTTTCAAGACGTTCTTTAGCAAGTAGTCCCATCAATTCACGAGCAGGAACTTTCTTCTTGAACTTAATGTTCTTGTTAGCTTCAGCCTTTTCATACTTTTCCTTGAATCCTTCTAATCCAAATGTATTCCACAGTGAAGGGCATTCGTGATAACTAAATAGTGTAACGTCTTGATTTTTCAAAAAACGTTCAAAGATTAGTTTATCTAATCCAATACAATAGTCCAACTTACGAACCCGATTATCATCAGTTCCTTGATTGTTCTTCAATACAAGAATATCTAGAATGTCATAATGAAACCATGCAAAATTGACGGTGGCACTACCCCCCCTAATTCCGTTTTGATGACAACTCTTTACAGTAGCTTCAAATGCTTTAGCAAATGGAATTGGGCCTGTATGCATTACTTCACCATTACGAATTGGAGCATTTGTAGCACGCAGTCTTGATAAATTCAATCCAATACCATAACGACTCGCAGTAGCAAAACCAACTGCACTGATATTACTAAAGATACTACGTAAATTATCATCTACAGTGAATAGTGAACATGAAGCATAACTCTTCATTGGAGTTCTTACACCTGCCATAATTGGAGTGGGTAAATTAATCTTATGCTTACTAAAATAGTTATAAGCTCTCTTTACATATTCAAGACGGTTTTCTTTATAATTTTTAAAGAAAGTCATTGCAATCAACATATATGCAAACTGTGGTGTTTCATATATTTGTTTAGTTGCTCTATTTTGTACCAAGTATTTATCACACAATTGTTTAATTCCAGCATAAGTGAAATTAAGATCACGATCATGTTTTAGATATTCATCCAATTTATCAAATTCTTGTTTACTATACCAATTAAGAATTTCACCATCATAGACCAATGATTCAATATTAGATTGAACTAAATCATGTAGTTTAGGAGGATTTTTACCACCCCATACATTCTTTCTTAATCTATAGTTTAACAATCTTGATGCAACATATTGATAATTAGGTTTTTGTTCACTAATCAAGTTTGATGCTGCTTCAATTAACATTGTATGAATATCACCAGAAGACATTTTATCAAAAAATGATAAATGTGCATTCATTGCGACTTCTTCAAAACTAACATTTTTGATATCTTCAGTTGACCATTGTAAAACCTTATTGATTTTATCTGCACTAAATTTTTCCAAATTTCCGTTCCGCTTCTTTATAAAAATTTCTTTATTCATATGGGTAAAAAATAATTATCCAAAAAAGGAGAAAAAGACCAAAATAAAACTTTATAAAAATCTTATTTTATAGAAACTTTTTCTCCTTTGTTTGATATATAGGTTATTCGCTTTCCTCTGTACTATGAGCATTCCACTTGTTGCTTATCATTTTCTTGACTACATTTTCTTCTTGACTCATTTCATTCAAGATACCCATACCTTCACGGCTATTTTCTGCGAAGATTCTGATATCTCCACATCCTGCATTCATTCTAGCCGGGAATGTTACACCATCTGGACCAAATCGGTTCTTAATTACATGAAACCGTGCAGTATTAGCTTGTTTATCTGACATCTTACGACTCAATGAAATAACAAAGTCAGCCGTCATAATCTTACGATAACTGTCAGAAATATTATTTGCTTGAATAATATCTTCATCCATAGCAGCACGATTACTTTGTGAAGCACTCCAAATTGGAACTTGCATTTCACCAGCTACACCACGTAGTTCTTCATAAATACCACCAGCTTCACTATAACTGTTACTATTACGATCACTTTGTGATGGACGAAGAATATCAGCATAGTCAACAATAATAAGATCTATCTTAGTTCCAAGAGTTTGAATACGTTCAGCATGTAACTTCAAACTATGCGCAGATACTGTCTTGATTGGAAAGTACTTAATAATCAATTTACCAGGCACTTCTGCAATCTTCTTCTTAACAATATCAATGTTGTTACGAATGTTTTGGAAATCAATTCCAGTAAAACAAGCATCATAACGTAGACCAACATAGTTTTCATTCAATTCCAAAGTATAATGCAATACATTCTTGCCTTGTTTCATTGCTTCTGCACCCATCTTAGCAAGAACCCAACTCTTACCACTACCTGCACAAGCAGTAATAATTCCAAGTTCACCACCAGCAAGACCACCATCCATTAGAGTATCAATTTCAGTCCAGTTTGTTTTAACTGTCTTACGAGCCATTTGACTCATACGTTGTTCAATGTCAACCATGTATTCATGTCCAATATTACGTTCCATACCTGCTTTCATCGCAATATCAACTACATGTTTGATTTTATCATATTGACCACTCTTTAAATGATCAACGCTTTCCATAATAGCATTCTTGATTTTCTGATTTTTACAGAATTCAAGAAACTGTTCTTTGATGTATTTCAAATCAGTATCACTGATTTTTTGATAAACTAAACGAAGTTGTTCTACAACTGACTGTTTTAGTAAATCGTTTTCAATACCATCAACTTTAACCTTAAATACTGCCAATGTCGGCAAATCTTTATATTCAAGAAAATAACTAATCGTTTCTTTAACGATAAATTTATGTGCATCAGTCTCAAAACTATCTGGTTCCAAGATATCACTGATTCTTTCAATAAATGTTTTATCCGACACCAAACCACTAATACATTTGATTTGGAATTCAGATCCGAATTTTTTTAGGTTATCTACAATTTTTTCTGACATAATTTTTTATAATTTATCTATACCAACCATACCACACTTTTTCTGTAAACCAAGATTTTTTACAGAACCATTGAATTGATTTTTCCAAACACTTCATTCAACCATATCATACTATTTGGAAAATTATTTTGCATACAATCTTCTACCAACAATTTGCCAAAACCAAATTTGTCTAATTTAGAAATTGGTTTTTCCATAATTTCATTGATTCTCAATTGCGAGAATGTTTGAATTTGAGTATCATGCAACTGCATTAAATCATAATTACGTTGCATAACGTCTTTGTTTTCTAATACACTATCATATAACTTCAGTTTACCTTTATGACTATCACTATAATTATATAATTCCTGTAACGTATACTGTTTATCTTCTGTAAGAATAGGATAACACTTGATAATAGTTTTTAATCCTGCACCATAAATGCCATCAATATTGTCACTAGTATCACCTTCCATTACTCTATAGTTGATAAAGTTCTTACAACTAATGCCATATTCCAACAGAATTTCGGCACAACCATACAATTTCTTTTTAGTTGGACTCCAGATTTTAACTCTGTCGTCAGCTAATTGTAAGAAATCTTTATCAGCACTCATAATGGTAACATTACTATTCTTAAAATAGTTTGTTGCCAAATATGCAATTGTA